AATGGATGAAGGTATACCACCATTTACAGGAGATAAAGAAGTAGAATTTAGAGGAAACTACGAGACAGATGGTTTTATTTTTGTTAGACAAACTCAACCTTTACCTTTTACAATTTTATCGTTATACCCAAGGTTAACTACAAATGATGGATAATATGTTATATATAATACCTTACACAGCTGAACATGGAAGATTTATATTATCTCAACAAATGAATCATAAACTTATGGATAAGGATGCACAATTTGATGGAGATGCTATGAACCTTGTGCAAGACCACTTAGCTTTTACAGGTATGGTTAATGACAAACCTATCTTTGCTGCAGGAATGAAAATGATTTGGGGTCAAGTCGCAGAGGGTTGGGTTATTGCAACACAAGATGTTTGGCAACATCCATTAGCTGTAGCTAAAGCGATTAAAAAAGATTTTGCAAAAGTTGCAACAAAATATAATATTAAAAGAGTTCAAACTGCGGTGCGTAAAGATTTTGATAAAGGAATAAAATTTGCAAAGTGGTTAGGATTAGAGAATGAGGGTTTAATGAAACACTATGGATTTGATGGCTCAGATCAATATAGATATGCGAGGATATTTTAATGGGATTTTTAGCAGCAGCAGCACCAGCAGTACCTTATATAGTTGGCGGAACAGCATTGCTTGGAATGAAACAAGCAGATACTTTAGGTAAATTTAATCAATCTGTTGATAATCGTAATGCTTTAGTTAAAGAGCAAGAAAAAACAATACTTGATGATAAATTAAATATTGATTTAGCAAAATTTTACAAAGCATTTGAAAAACTTGAAGGTAGCACAAATGTAGCTCTTGCTAAATCTGGTGTTGATCCTTCATCTGGCACAGCATCAAACATTAAACTTTCAAATTTATATGAAAGAGAATTAGAAACTCAAATGATGAAATATAATACTGAAATAGGAAAAGCTAGAAAAGATGAAGAAGCAAATTTTGCTAGAATAAAAGGTCAAATGGCTAGAATGAGTTCAAGAATGGAACAGTTTAGAATTGCAAGTTCTGTTGGTTCAAGTTTATTAACAATGACAGGATAACTATGAGAAATTATAAATCAGAATATAAAAATTACCACTCTAAACCAAAACAAAAAAAAAATAGAGCCAGTAGAAATGGTGCAAGAAGAATTATGAAAAAAAAACTTGGTAATAGTATATTGGGTAAAGATATAGATCATAAAGATAGAAACCCTAGAAACAATAGTAGAAGTAATTTAAGAGTAAGATCTAAATCTTCTAACAGATCAAGGAATAGATAATGCCAAAAATACCTACATTTACATCTCAACAACAAATGACAACAGAATCTTCTAGTGTTGTATCTGATTTAAAAATATCTCCATCTAACAATATATTTACTGCAACACAACCTTTGCAAAAATATTTAGTTAATGAATATGTTAAAGAAAAAAAATTAGAAGCTGATAATAAAGCAACTTTAGCTTTATCAGATTTATATGTAAATCAAAATGATGGAACTAAAGGTTTATACACATTGCAAAGTGAAACAGAAGCAAATGGTAATCCTGGAGATGCGTCAATTTTTTTTGATGATGGTGTTAATAAATTATGGTCTTATGCTCAATCAAATAAAATAGGAGATTTAGATAATTTTACAAAAAAAGCATTAGAAAGAAAATTTTATGCTACAGCAGGTATATTTAAAACTAAAGCATTATTGGGATCTAGAAATACTCAATTTCAAGAAACTAAAAAAATAACAGATGATTTTGTAATGAAAGATGCTTTAGCATTAAAACTTAATGGTATAAATTATTTAGATGTATATAAAAACAATGTTCTTTCACGAATAGAACAAGACACTACTTTAGAAGATTCTGGTGTTAAAAAAAAACAAGCAAAACTTTATTTACAGTTTGGAGAAAATACTTTAGGAGCTTCTCTTGCAGTTTCTCAACCAGAATTTTTAAAAGCAAATATTAGTAAATTAACAAGTTTATCTATTGAAGATAAACAAAAATTACTTAATGCTGCAGACGGTCAAATATTAGAAAATAATAAACAAATTTTTACTTCATCATTAAATTTAAATGAAGATAGCACAACATCACAACTTGTAAATGATTATCAAGAAATTGTTGATGGTACATTTAATGGTAATGTAGATTTAATTAAACAATGGCAAACTTTATCTAAAGCTGACAAAGCTGCAATTATAGATTTTGCTAGAACCAAAAGAAGAACAAATACATCAGAAATAAATAATAGACAAACAGCATTTTTAAATGAAGATAAACAAAAATCTGTAAACAAGTATCAAAAATTATTTAATGATTCAGATTTTTTAGAAACTATTGATTTGTTAAAAATAAATCAAGTATTTGGAGATCCTACTAATGCTTATGAGTTAGATGCTAAAAATCAAATAACTGAATTATCTACTAAAGTTGGACAAGAAGAATTTAATAATGTTAATGAATATTATAAAAATTTTAAAATACAAAAAAAAATATTATCTGGAGAAGTAAAAGATCATATAACTAAATTTACATTACCTGGTGAAACAGAAGCTAAAAGTATTACAGAAAGAGTTGGAGAAGGAATATCAAAAGCTGAATTTGGATTTTATTTAAACTATTTATTACCTAACACAAATAACCCAGATTTTATGACTAACAATAATAAGTTATTTAAAATAATAGAAACATTGCAACCATCTATTGAGGGAGAAAGTTCATTAAAATATATTGATACAACAACAGATAATAGATTAAATAATTTTCAATCTCAAATGATATTAAGGTTTAATGAAGGTTTGCAAAAAGGAATAAATGCAGATGAGCTTTTAGATAAAACTAGCAAAAATTATATAGGTAAAGGTTTAATACAAATTTATAAATCAAATAAAGATGCTATTACACAAATTATTGCAGAAAAATCTGCTGAAATATCTGGTGATAAAATTGAAATACCTCCTTATAGTAAAGAAAAATATGGATCAGTTGAAAATTATTTAAATTCAAAAGAATATTTAGATTATAAATTTCCAGGTAGAGTAAAATTAAGAAAAGATTTATTAGATACTAGCGATATTACTCAAGAAGAATTTGATGCTTTAGGTGGTAAAGAAGAACCAAAATTTTTAGAAGAAGGTATAGTTTATAAAGATAAATATTATGAATATAATGAACAAGGTAATCCACCTAAAAGATTTTTAGAAAGATTACAAAAAGATAGAGAAAATAATAAATAAAATTATGACAGTTATATCTGAACAAATAAAAGACTTAACTGCTGCAGGAGTTTCTACTCAAGAAATAAACGAGTGGAGCAAAGGAAAAGTAGAAGATATGATTGGTGCTGGTATACCTGCAGAAGAAATTACAGAAGCATTTGGCGTTGTACCTTTTGATAGAAAAAATGAAAAAAATTACTGGAAGTCTATATCTTCAGAAGTAGAAAAAGAAGTAGAAAATTTTCAAGATATTAATTTTTCTAAAATGGAAAGTATTGAAGATATACCTAAGGAAGTTAATGCAGCTGGTGCAATAGAAAAATATTTATTAGGTACTGATGAAAGGTATCAATTTTTACCATATGTAAAAAAAGCATTAGGAGCATCTGGTGTTAATAAAATGCTAAAGTATCACACAACAGGAGAGTTTGGTTTTGAAGTGGATATGCCACAACCAGAAGGTACAGGATTTTTAGAAAAATTAACAGAAAGTGCTGTAGGTTTAGTTGCTGAACTACCAACATTTATTCCAGGTGCAGCTATTGGTGGACTTACTGGTGGACCAGGAGCTGCAGTTGTAGGTGGAGGTCTTTCAGCAGGTATAGTTCAAGGAATGTACACAGAAGCATTGGCAAAAGGTCAAGTTAAAAATTATGCAGAATGGTGGGATATATTTATGGAAGAAGGTTTAAGTGAAGGAGCTAAAACTGCTGCAAAATTATATGCTGCTTATAAACTACCTTCAGCTATAGGAGCTACTTCTTTTATACCAAAAACATTAGCTCAATCTAGCGGATATAGTGCAGCAGGTGTTGCATTAGGAGATGGTTTACCTACAGCAGAAGATTTTGCTATTACAACTTTGTTGTTTGCACCTTTTAATGTTAAATCATCAAAAAAAAAATTAGAAAATGTATCTACAAAAACAGGTAAAAAACCTGTAAATATTATAGAAGATTTAATACAAGACAGAACAATATGGGAAGATTTAAATTCTACTAATATTGAAATACCAAGAGCCTACAAAGATATCTCTATAAAAGAAAAAAGTGATCTTTCTGTTTTAGAAAAAACAAAAATAGAAGAGCAAATTACCGAATTAAAAAATAAAAACCAAGAAATTTATAAATTAGAAAGAGAAAAAAATAACCAAGATAGCAAAGTTGGTTCTAAAATTTATAAAGAAACTGTTTTAGAAGTTAGAAAAAACAATCCAGATTCTACTGTTGCTGATATAAATCGTGCAGTTTCAAAAAAATTATCAGATAGAACAAATAAAAAATTACAAAAAAATATTTTAAAAATACAAGAACTTGAAAAAAAATTAAATATATTAGAACCAATAAGTACAAAAGATAAACCTAATAAAATTATTGAAGAAACTAGAGCAGAGTTAGACAAAAGTATTGCTTACGAAACTAAACAAAGAACATTTGATACAAAAGGTTTTTTAGATGATTTGTTTTATAATTTTCTAGATCAAAACCATGTATATAAAAGAGCTGTAAAACAAGCTGAAAAGTTTGGTGTTAAGTATGAAAAAGAAATTTCTCCTTATGAAAATTTTCAACTACTACATGGTGTTAAAGGTCCAATAGAAAGTTTTATTGAAAAAGGTGCAATAGATTATAAAACAGGAGAAATTGTAGGACCAGCATTAAAAGGAATATTTACAAAATATAAAATAAATAGCATAGATTTATATAACGATTTTAAAAGATATTCTATTTCCAAAAGAGCTATTGAAAAAAATAATCAAGGATTTGAAACTGGTGTTCCAATTAAAGCTGCAGAAAAATTTGTAAAAGAAAATCCTAAACTTGAAGCACCATTTAGAGAAGCTGTTAAAACTTCTGAATTAGCTTTAAAATATTTATATGATGCTGGTGTTATACCTAAAGAAGTTTATCAAGCTGCATTAAAAGCTAATAAAGATTTTGTTCCTTTTTTCAGAGATTTTATTGATGGTTCTGGCAGAGGTAATTTTTCTAAAAATGTTAGGAACCCTTTAAAATTTTTTAAAGGCAGTAAAAGAAAAATAATAGACCCATTTGAAAGTATATATAATAATATATCTACTTACATTACTATTGCTAAAAGAAACGAAGCCAATTTATCTTTTATAGAAATGATTGAAAAAGTAAGAAAAGTTAATCCAGATTTTTTTCCAGAAGTTCAACTTTCAGTTAAAAGAACTAAAGAAACAAAAATTTCAGCTAAAGAATTAGAATCAGTTGTTGATAATCCTGCTAGTTTAAAACCATCTGTAGCAGAAGGTTTTTCTGTTTTTAGAAAAGAATCTGGATTATTAAAAGATTCAGAAATAGTTGTATATAGAAATGGTAAAAGAGAAGTTTGGGAAGTAGGTGAAGCATTTGCACGACCTACTAAAATGTTTGACAAAACTACATTTCAACATATTGCAAATTTTTTTTCAATACCATCAAGAACTTTAAGAGCTGGTGCTACTGGTGCTGGAGAATTTATATACAATAACGTAGCAAGAGATGCTGTTAGTGGAGCTATATTAAGTAAAGGTTGGTATCCTCCTTTTGCACAAACTTTAACAGGTATAGCAATGACTATAAATCCACTATCAAGAAAAACAGGTTATGACAAAATATCAGAAACATATCAAAGATCAGAAGCATTACAAAATTCACTTGTAACATTTGATAGAACTTATTTTAATCAATCAATGAAAGAATATTTTACTAATACTAGACCAACTAATATAATTAAAAATTTACCAGAATTTTTTAGAATATATACAGAATTTTCAGAAGGTATTAATAGAAAAGGTGTTTTTAAATATGCTGTAGAAAGAAATTTAAAAAAAGGATTATCAGAAAAAAATGCTATAAGAAAAGCATCTGTTGAAACAAGAGACAACCCAATAGATTACAGAAGAATGGGTGCGTCAATTCAAAGTCTTAATCAAATTTCTGCTTTTTTTAATGCTAGAATACAAGGTTTAAATCAAACTGTTAAAGCATTTAAAGATAGACCTGTACAAACTCTTGCAAAAACTTTTATGTATGTAACATTGCCATCTGTATTACTTTGGATGCGTAACCATGATGATCCAGACTATCAAGCATTACCCCAATGGAGAAAAGATTTGTTTTGGAATATTAGAGTTAATGGAACATATTATCCAATAGCAAAACCATTTGAAATAGGTTTAATTTTTGGAACTGGTGCAGAAAGATTTTTAGATTATTATTTTGATAAAGATCCAAAAGCGTTAGAAAAATTTAAAAATGCAGTTGGAGTTCAAACATTTAAAGGATTAATTCCTATACCAGATGTTGTTAAACCTTATTTTGAAACTAAAAATAATAGAAGTTTTTTCTTTGATAGACCTATTATTCCTCCAGGATTAGAAAATGTACCATCTGAATATCAATTTACAGATTTTACTTCTGAAACAATGAAATTAATAGCTGGATTAATTAGAAAATTAAATGGAGATGATTTTTCTGCTTTTTCTTCACCATTAGTTTTAGAAAATGCTTGGAGAGGTTGGACAGGTGGAATAGGTGGATATGTATTAACATTGTCAGATTCACTATTGGATGCAGCTGGTATTGTAGATAGATCAAATAATAGAAAAAAAATGTTATCTGAATATCCAATTATAAAAGCAATATTTATAAAAAATCCAGACAGAAATGCAGAACCTATAACAGATTTTAGAAAACTATATGAACCTGTTATGAAAAGAATTAATGCAAAAAGAATATTAGAAAATAGAGGTGAAATAGAAAAAGCAAAAATAGAACAAGATAAACTACCTGCAAATTGGGTAGCATTAGAAAGAGCATACAGAGCTTTACAGGTTCAAGAAGATGTTATAAGAAATATTAACGAAGGCACTAAAAATCCAGAAGAAAAATTGTATTTAATAAATATTGTGTTAAAAGATATGATTAATGGTGCTAAACTTGCTGTAAATCAATATTACAATAAAGAGGTTTATACAATAAAACTAGACAATGATTAGGTAATTTAATATAGGTAAAACAACATGACAGTATCTTCAACTACAGTAAAGAATTCCTACTCTGGTAATGGGAGTACAACCCAATTTGCATATGGGTATAAAATATTTGCAGACACAGACTTAATCGTAATTATTAGATCAGCAGCAGGTACAGAAACTGTTAAGACT